CTGTCCTTTAACATTAGCGGAAAAGAAATGTCAATTAATATAGACAAAAGAAAAGATGAACTATTAGAGTCATATGCAGTGGGCATGCTCAAGGACTTTTATTTAACAGAATATGAAACGTCACCACAAGAGGCATATAAACGTGCCTCACTTGCATGGTCTAAGTACAAAGACGTACTGGACGAAGATATGGCACAGAGGTTGTAAACCTATGTGTCAAACAAGTGGTTCATGTTTGCATCGCCTGTTTTATCAAATGCACCCAATGGAAGCAAGCAAGGTAAGGGTATGCCTATCTCATGCTTTCTTACATATGTGCCAGACACATTAGAGGGTTTGATTAGCCATACGTCTGAATTGCGATGGTTGTCGGTGTATGGTGGTGGGGTTGGTGGTCACTGGTCTGATGTTCGCACAGTATCAGATATCGCACCTGGTCCAATGCCGTTTCTTCACACAGTCGATGCCGATATGATCGCATATCGCCAAGGCAAGACTCGTAAAGGTTATTATGCGGCTTACATGGACGTATCACATCCCGATATCATTGAGTTCCTTAACATGCGTATTCCTACAGGTGATGTACAGCGTAAGGCATTGAACCTACACAATGCAGTCAACCTTTCTGATGCATTTATGGAAGCGGTTGCCGCAGGTACAATGTGGGACTTGAAAGACCCGAAAGATGGTAGAGTCAAAGATTCAATCGATGCCCGTAAGCTATGGGAAAGAATCATCGAAACTCGTTTCCGTACAGGTGAGCCGTACATGAACTTCATTAATACGGCTAACCGTGATCTTCCTCAGCCATTAAAAGAACTTGATCTTAAGATCAATGGATCAAATCTATGTAATGAGATTCACCTCCCGACATCGGCAGAAAGAACTGCTGTTTGTTGCCTGTCATCCTTGAACCTAGAGTACTACGATGAGTGGAAAGACACTTCTATCGTTCGTGACCTTGTTCGTATGCTTGACAACGTGTTAGAATACTTTATTGAGAATGCGACTGATACGATTGAAGGTGCTAAGTTTTCGGCAGCAAGAGAGCGAAGCATCGGTCTAGGCGCTATGGGCTTTCACAGTCTGTTACAGAAACATGGTGTTGCTTGGGAATCAGAAGTCGCAAAGGAAATTAATGATGCGGTGTTCAAGCATATCAAGGCAGAAGCAGTTAGAGAGACCGAGCTTCTTGCTACCGAGCGTGGCGCTTATTTAGATGGCGAGAAATCGGGTCGTAGAAACTCGCACTTGTTAGCTATTGCTCCTAATGCAAGTTCGGGTGTTATCTTAGCTACCTCGCCCTCTATTGAGCCGTTAAAGGCTAATGCTTATACACATCGTACCCGTGCTGGCTCTTTCCTAGTTAAGAATAAATACCTTACTCAATTGCTTGTCGCTAGAGGCGAAGACAATGATTCTAACTGGACACCTATCATTACCAAGAAGGGCTCTGTTCAACATCTACCATTTCTCACTGAAGGCGAGAAGGCTATCTTCAAGACCGCTGACGAATTAGATCAAAACTGGGTTGTACAGCATGCCGCAGATCGTCAGAAGTATCTGTCAAGGTCAATCTGTTAACCTATTCTTCCCATCTGGTGCTAGTAAGTCATACGTGAATCAGGTGCACCTACGTGCATGGAAAGAAGGACTAAAGAGATTGTACTATCTACGTACAGAAGCTAAACAACGTGCCGAAAGCGTCAGTGAGAAAGTTGAGCGTGTTGCCCTAGAGGGCGACAAGCGTAATATCGTTTACTCAAAGAAAGATTGCCCATTCTGTACTATGGCAAAAGAAGAGTTGCGTTTACGTGGTATTCCGTTTGACGATATTGATCTTGCCTCTGTTGGTAAGACTGCTGCCGAAGTGACGGGTCGCAAAGATGTTAAGTTTGTACCACAAATATATATTGAGGGAGAGTACATCAGTGGGTATGATGAACTACTCGCTTTACTAAATAAACCACCCGAAGTTCAAGGCGGAGATGAATGCCGGGCTTGCGAAGGTTAAAATTAAAACTAAGGAACATATGTCACTACTTGATTTATCATAAAGCTATCGCCAATTTCAGTACCCATGGGCAGTCGAACTAACTAAAAAGCATGAAGAGATTCATTGGGTAGAAGATGAGGCAGAATTATCAGAGGACGTTCAAGACTGGAAAACAAAGTTGACCGAGTCCAAGAAAGACTTTGTTACTCAAATCATTCGATTGTTCACCCAGTCAGACGTACAAGTTGGCGAGAATTACCATGAGCTAATGATTCCTCGCTTTAAGAATAATGAAATTCGTAACACGCTATCATCGTTTGCGAATCGTGAGGGTGTTCAACAACGTGCGTATGCGCTACTGAATGATACACTTGGTCTATCAGACGAAGAGTTTCATAAGTTTCTAGAGTACTCCGAAATGGCAGACAAGCTAGACTTCATGAAGCAAGGTAACATCAATAGCCACACAGGTCTTGCACTTGTTGTTGCTCAGTCTGTATTTAATGAAGGAATGAGTTTGTTTTCATCGTTCGTTATGTTACTGAACTTCCAACGTTTCGGTAAGATGAAAGGAATGGGCACTATTGTTGAATGGTCTATTCGTGATGAGACTATGCATGTCCAAGGCAACTCTAAGTTGTTCCGTGAGTTCGAAGAAGAGCATCCTCGTATCGTAAACGATGAACTAAAGTCCAAGATTTATGAGATGGCAACAAATGCTGTTAAGTTAGAGGACAAGTTCGTTGAGCTGGCATTTAATGGCCATGACCAAGAAGGTATCACTGAAGCCGACGTTAAGCAGTACATACGTCATATTGCGGATCGTAGATTGTTACAGCTAGGCATGAAGCCAAAGTTTAAAGTAAAAGACAATCCAATGCCATGGCTTGATTGGGTTTTGAACGGTGCGTCTCATGATAACTTCTTTGAGAAGCGTGTTACAGAGTACTCCGTCAACGGCATGGAAGGCGATTGGGGCTGGGGCGCAAATACCACAGCTGGCGAAGTTTGTGGATTAGACGGAAGAGGCTGCCCTGCGTGAACAAGTGGAATCAAGCTTACATGAATGTAGCAGAGAGGTTCGCTGAACTGTCTACAGCCCGAAGGCTTAAGGTTGGTGCTATTATTGTAAAGGGTAATCACATCATTTCTATTGGCTATAACGGCATGCCTTCTGGATGGGATAACAACTGTGAAGATGAAATTGGTCATGTGCTAGACGACTCTGGTAACATTATTGAGACCAGAACGAAAACAAAAGATGAGGTTATTCATGCCGAGGCCAATGCTATAAGTAAGCTTGCGAGTTCAAACGAGAGTAGTAAGGATGCTGACATCTTTATCACTCATGCGCCTTGTATGAATTGCGCTAAACTCATATATGGTAGTCGAATTAAACAGGTATATTTTAAAAACATTTACAGAAGCGAAGACGGAATAAAGTTCCTGAAAGCCTGTAACATAGGAGTAGAACAAGTATGAAACGACAGGATATTTTTTGTGACTATTGCGACAGTGAATCTACAGTAGAAACGACGAACATCGAAGACCCGATTATGTTTTGTCCAATCTGTGGATCAGAAGTTGATTCGGATGATGAAATCGATTCAGACTTTGATGATGAAGAAGAGGTATGGTAAAGCATGTGGCTTCGAAATGATGTAGAATTCACTAGCGATATGATCGGAGACTATGTAGGATTCGTTTACATCATTACCGACTTTATTAACAATAAGATGTATGTGGGCAAGAAACTGTTTGAATCCAAGAGGACTCTACCTCCACTGAAGAGTAAGACCCGTAAAAGGAAGGTGACAAAAGAGTCCGATTGGATGTCTTACTACGGCTCAAGTGAGGAGTTGATGCTGTTAGTAGAAGCTAACGGCGCTGAGACATTTAAGCGTGAGATATTACACCTCTGCCACTCACGTGGCGAGATGTCTTTTTTAGAGGCAAAAGAGCAGTTCTACCGAGGAGTCTTACTGTCTACTGATTACTACAATGGTATTATAAATTGTAAGATTCATAAGTCTCACGTAAAGCGTTTAGTAGGACTTTAATGTCTATAAATACCAGTAGTCAGCAACAATAACAAAGGAATTTATAATGGAAGAACTGATTCAACAACTTAAAGTAGTAAAGGCAACTGCCTTCTCGCTGTACTTAAAGGCACATAACTTTCACTGGAACGTCAATGGTCCAGATTTCGCACAGTATCACGCATTCTTAGGTACTGTATATGCTCAAGTGTTTGAGTCTATTGATGACTATGCCGAGAAGATTCGTTCACTAGACAGCTTAACACCTGGTTCACTGCTACGCTTTTCCCAGCTATCAAAGATTCAGGATGAAGTCAACATTCCTACCAGCCTAGCTATGATTTCGAAGTTAGCTATCGACAATGACACCTTGATTGAGGAACTCTATGCTACCGATGCGCTTTGTGATCATTGAACCAGCGTGGCATTCAGAACTACATCTAAGGCCAGATTGAGGCCCATGAAAAACTTCGCTGGATGCTGAAAAGTTTCCCAAAATAACTCTTGACATATCCTTTCTTTGTGCTATAATTAATATTTAGAAAGAGAGATAGATTATGAGAACCTTAGAAGTAGCAGAGTTCGCAACCGAGATGCATGAAGGGCAAGTCCGGAAGTATACCGGTGAGCCTTACATTGAGCATCCTATTGCTGTGGCCTTGCTCGTCGAACGATTCCTAGAAGCTCGTGGTTATTCGGAAGAGGTCATCGAATACGCTACCAGTGTAGCTCTTTTGCATGACACCGTTGAGGACACCACCGCTACGTTTGAGATGATTGCCGAGCGCTTTGGTAGAGAAGTTGCAGAGGGTGTTTGGTACTTGACCAAGACTCCTGCCTTCGTCGGCAACAGAGCCTACCGTAAGACTCTGTGCGCTGCCCGTCTTGCTCGGGCACCTGAAGTGATCCGAATCATCAAGACCTGTGATATGTTCCACAACAACCTTAGCATCGAAGAGTTCGATCCAACGTTCTGGAGGACCTTCAGTGCTGAGACTACCGCGCTCCTAGAAGCAATGGGTACCGAAGAAATTTTTGAAGAACTTGAAAGTTTTTTGTAAAACCGCTTGACAACCTCTAGGTTTTGTGAGATACTAGATACATGATGAAAACTTTGAAAGAGACCGAGATGATGAATTCAGAAATTTCTACCCTGATTGAAGCTATCAAGACCGACTACCTCAGCTGGAGTTCTGCTAGCGATGAACTTAGTGAACACCGAAAGCGAATGATCGAAGAGTTCAATGAAT